TGCAAGGGAGTCTAGTAGGGCATACCAGTCATCTGATCGCTGGTAGGAGTCAAAGCCTTGGGTTGCAAGCATCTCTGCCCAGGCATCAGGGATAGCGTTGCTGGTCGCCCCATTAGCCTGTAGCCACGCCAATGTTTTTTCGGGCATAGCACCCGGATAGGCAGATAGTGCTGCCCACTTGGCATCGGCCAGGGTGGTCATTTAGGCCACTACGAAGACAGGGAGTGTCAGTGTTACCTTGGTAGTTCCCTGGCCCTGTACTGTCAGGCACACGTCATCAGGCGAGTTAACAGCCTGGGCAGCGCCGTAGTCAACGTCCGCTATGATCAGCTCTGAGAGGCCCTGTACCGCCTCCTGCAGCGAAGCACCTGCAGCCGGAGCTGTGTACAAGAAGGTGTCGCCGGCTACAGTGATACCCAGGGTATCGCCAGAGGCCAGTACGGCACCGAGCCCAGAGAAGCGAACCCCGGCTTCGCGGCCGGAGTTACCTGATACTGCTTGTAAAAGTGTTGCTGTCATGGGAACTCCTATCCGTTTTTGTGTAACCATTCCTGAACAGCGCGTAACAGCTGCTCATAGTGGGTTTCGTGCATTACTTTATATCCAAATTCGGTGACGTCTAGCCCCATGGCAATAACCACATCGGTATCGGTAACAACTGCAGTCGCTAAATCGCCAGCAGTACGCCTGCCGTTCGGGGTAATACGGTCAATATCTACTGCGGTAACCATAGTGGCGTGCAGGAAGTCCGGGGAGGGGCGATCAATCAGATTACGGTCGCGGATTCCAGACATGAGGAACGCCATGGCGTTAACGATTTCACTGCCCCGGCGGGTAGCGACAGCAGTACCAAAGCCCACCCAAATTTCGGTAGGGGCAGGGTCCGCCAACGGTGTACTAATAACCACGTCTTTCTTGCCCCCACCACCTGGTGTGGGTGAGTAATCCAGTGTAAACTGTTGCGCTGCCATACCTTTCTCCGCTGTCTCAATTCCTATTAATTACGCTGCGCGTTTACGCCGCTTTGCGCGTTTTGGCGCTTCTTTTTTCTCAACTTTTTTAGCTTCCGCTTTGTTTTCAGTTTTCGCTTCGCCATCAGGCTCAACCTCCTGGTCGCCGGCAGGCTCAGCCTCCGCTTGAGTGGTGGGTACGACATTGGCTCCTGCTCCCTGCTTAGCAGTAGCCTCGGCAGCCTGTTCGGCCAGTATCTCAGCTCGTAGCTCAGCTTTCAGTGCGGTAGTGTCCTGTTGCACGGGCGCCCTGTTCCGTGCCCTTTCGGCAGCCAGCGCCTTTTCAGCCGCGGCTTTCTGTTGATCTTTGATCTTCTCCATGTCTGTTGACCAGTGGTCAAGGCAGTAGTCTACATGGGAGTCCACAATGGATAGCTTCTCGGCTATCTGTGCTCTTGCAAATCCTTCGGCTTCCATCTGGCGCATTTTGTTACGGTCAGAGAAACGTGATCCGGGTTTTCTTATAGCCATAGTAGTTCCTATAAAGTTGAGTATCTAAACGCTTCTACGTATGCGTGGAAGGCTTGTATCTCAGCGTCACTAACCGTCAAATGCGGCCAGCCTTCCCCACTCAATATACGGCTTATTGTGGGAGAAGTCACGGCATACGTTTCGGCCAGGAAACCTACCGTAACACCTATGCTGGCTAGCCTGCGTATTCTCCGCACATCTTCGTCGCATAGTTTGGCGTTTGACGCCGCAGAACCCAACTGCGAAGACCTCCGGCGTTCGCCCCGGAGTTTCCACACTATTGGCGTATGTACCTTAAGGTACTCTGCCAACTCGTCCGGCTGGGGGTCTAGCCCCTCCCACGTTTTACCCCGCGACATGTGCGAGATAGAGGCTTTGTGGACCCCAAACTTTTCCGCTATGTCCGTGTGAGGGTAACCTGCTGCCAGCATGAGCTTAGCTTCCAGTGCCTCTTTCGGTGACATGTGCGCGTTACCGTATCGCCGCTCGTATTCTCTCGGGTCACCCCACCTTCGGCGGTCGACCATATCCTTCATGTTGTCGGCTTGAGTGCCTGCCAACAAGTGTTCAGGGTTAACGCAAGCGGGGTTATCGCAGCTATGCCTAATCAGATACCCTTTAGGTATGGGGCCGTTGGCCAACTCGTAGGAGAACCTGTGCGCTAAAACAGCTTTCCCGCCGTACCGTACCGTACCGTACCCTCCTTTACCTTTGTGCCCTTGCCATTCCCAGCAGCCGTTATCCGCCTGCTTGTCTACCCTATTCCAGAACCTTTCCATGTACTTCTCCTGCGGTGTATTGAGGAACCAATATACCGCAGGAGGAAGTGCATAGCAATACTATGCTCTAGATGGTTTCGCTGAGGTGAATGCGTACTACATGTTCGTCCTCAACACGGACTGCCCCGAAAGTGGCAGCACAGTAGATGCGCCATGCGAAACTAATGGTGGGGTCCTTAGCAACCTCAGCATTAACGTCCCGGTTGACCTGCAGTCCCAACGCTTTCTTGGTCATGCACAGACAGTGAACTTCACCACCAGCGGGAGAGTTCAGGCGAGTAGATACGATCCACGTGTAGCCCATCCAGCTCTCGATGTAGCCCTTGGCTGTCAGAGGACGGACGGCGTTGTAGTCGCCAGATGTCGCTTCAGTCAGCTGCAGGAGTTTACGTGCCTGGGCAGGAGATATAACCATAACCTTCTCGACATCAGGATCGATATCGTTGTCCATGAACTTCTCAGTCACCTGAGTCGTCAGGTCGAAAGTAATAGCTGTACTGCCGTCACCGACAATCTGCCCCGCGGGAAACGCTACCGTGCCGCCGTTGCCGTCATCTGCATCACGATCCGCGGCATCGAGGATCTCGTCATCGATAGCACGGTTCATGGCATAGGCTTGCGCCTGGGCAATGTTGGAGTTGGGGTCGATCAGGACCTGAACAATGTCTTCAGGCTCGGTGGTGTCACCAGTGTGCCAGGTGCCCGGGGTGGAGCGCCGACGAGAGAACGGGTAACCGTGCTCAGGTGTTGCTACATTCCGACCAGTGGGCCCACCTACTGGAGACTTGGCTACCGCTTCAGCAGTACCGAGACGCTCCCAGTTGTGACCGTTGGATGAGACGAACTTCTCCATACACCAGGATCGGAGACGGGAAGGTTTTTGTTGTGCTAAATGACGTACGATGCTTTCGTACGTCTCGACGTAGACTAGCTCTACGGTTGCATTACTGGCCATGAGAGATTCTCCTTTGGCATCAGGTGCTAAAAGTTATAGCAGGTACTCCGAAACCTATCGGGCCTGGTTGCCAAAGGCGTCTATGCGGGCTGTTACCAGTGCTCCACACCTTTGTGACTTCCCGACTCTACGCTGCCCGGGACCCGGATGCAAGTCTTTGAAGCTTGACCAGCTTGGCCTGCAACGGCTTGTACTGGGGGTTGTCTTCCCTCATACCGGTCAAATCATTCAGCACACCAGTCATGGCCGCCTGGGCCTCACCGGGATCCAGAGGCGTATCACCGCCTGACCCGTCCTTGCTGATGGGGCTCACGTCTCCCTTGAACTGTTTGGCGATACCGTGCAGCCAGTTCATGGTTGGTAGGTCGAGATTACGGTCCTCGAACTGTGCCCTCAGGGACTCCGGGGCAGTGGACTTGTCCATCCAGCCGCGGATCAGTGCCTCGCGATCCTCGAGGGTATCGCCCCAGTCGAGACGGATCTCCTTGCGCAGATCTTCCCCGGCCTGTGAGGTCAGTGCTGTGGCGTCCTGTTCTTTCGCTGCCACCTTGGCTGCCATCTTGGTGAACTGGCTCACCGTCATGCCGGCCTCGAGAGCGTATTCGCGCAGGGCGGCCGCTGTTTCCTCACCCCAGGTGAAGTCCTCCAGCTCTGGCAGCTTGTAGTCTGTCCCTTCTTCGGGGGTGCCCAGCTTGGCCATAAGGGCCTTCAGACCTTCAGCATCGTCGCTCAGGGGCATTCGAGCTACCCCGTCGACTTCTCCCAGCTTCGCCAGAAACGCCTCCCTGTCGCTGTCAGAGGCGTTCTCGTCCGGTATACGGACACTTGTCCCAACCAGCTTGGCGGCATGCTGCAGCTTGCCCAGGGCATCTGCAACGGACTCAGCCTTGCCCAGATAGGGCGCATCACGTAATTCTTCCGGCAGTTTATCCTGCCATTTCTCTTCACTCATAATTTAGCTCCGGTAGTTTGTCTTACTCTTTCAGAGGCCTTCTCCCGCCCATACTCGCGCATGGCGTCAGAGGTGGCCTTGATACGGGCCTTGATACCGGGGGAGGTATCAGGGTTCTTGTACTCTGCGTGGCGCAGGAACTCGTCTGCTGCCTCGAAATACTTGCCCTTGTTGAACAGGCGCATCGATGTCGGGGACCCGCCAAGGTCGCCCCGGTACTCGCTCTGGGTGAACTCTGCCCGCAGGTACTCAGGCAGGTCGTCAAACCCGGGCACCCGTCTCTGGGCCCGCTTGACGTGGTGCTCCACCGTTTTATGGAATCCGCGCTT